GTATAGTCTTCGTCTATAGTACTATGAGAAGAACCTCTAACATAGGTTGACTCGACACCCTGAGTTGTGTTATACTTGTCAGCAAATGCTTTAACAAAGATAGTACCATTCGCATCTATCTGGAATACAGAGCCAGAAGAGTGGGAGATAAGAAAGTAATCACTTGACTCGCCATCTTCACCGGATCCTAGTACAATAAAGTTATTTCCATCAGAGGACTTAATCACTCTATTCTTATAGTTATTCTCAGGCATCATGATTGGTGGCTCATCAAACGAACCACCATCAGCTTGAGGTATACCAGAGTTAGCTAGTACACGTTGAGTCAGCGTTTGGCCCTGATTAGCACCCTCGCCATATTGATATCTGTGTCCACCAGGCTTACCAAATTGATTGGCAGTCTCAGGAGGTAACATACCATCTTCACCAGGCTCACCACTGCCAGCAGGCATTTGTAGATGTTGACCAGGAAGTCTACCCATTATCATAGGCTGTTGTGCTTCATTTCCGTCTATAAAGAAACCAAACACCCATTCACCAACAGAAGGTATCACTGGCGATATACCATACGATCCATCTAGTACTGTGGCCCATGGTAGATGATCAGTAGGAACATCATCTTCTTTACCCTCACTACTACGAGGTGGATGAATACCAAACGCTCTCACCTTCACTCGGCCATTATTACTTAAGTCATTATTGTCTTCAACAACTCCCACAAAGTGGAGCATATTACTAAATCCGCTCATTAATCTTCATCCTTTAATATACTTGTTGACAATAGGCAGGCCTGTGTTATAATAGAAGATACAACCTGAGTAATCACGACAAACCACCCTTAGTAATCCTTACAGCCTGGCTATAGCTATCACCGCTAAAGCTATGGTTAATAGATAACACTATGTACTTACCACTTCTCTGAGTATCAATCTCTCTAGTACCTGCTAATGTATTGCTAAACTTATATAGGTCAAGCTTAATCACCATACCAGGATACAACTCCGAACGACCTTGTATGTCAATAGTAAAGGAGTTCAGATTCATATGATAGTCTACCACAGGCTTAGTAGTATAGTTCTCATAGAAGTGTTGATACGGCTTATCTAACTCTCCTCTGTTCTGGCCTATCTGTGTGAAGTCAGTAATCAGTGTAGTATCAGGCGCACCATCAAAGCCCATATAGGAATCAACGAAGTCTTGAGAGTGAGTCAGCTTTAAGTCTTGTGGCGCCTTATAGTCTTTATACTCAGTTGAGTAGTCATAGGTACGGGCTATTCTGGTCCTGTTCATTATGTCTAGCTCGGTGACGTTACGTCTATAGGCACCATCTTTGATATCGATGAATGAGTCTACCTTCTTGCCATAGGTGATGTCGTTTATACTCTGTTGAGCCCGTAACTGGCCTGATCCTGTGTTATCGTTTAACGTGCTGTATATAAAAAATAAGCGATTCCTGGCATCGTCGGATATCCCCTCAAAATCGGCGTATTTATCGATTAGGTACTCATGCGTACAAAAGTAATACTTCTCTCCTGTCTCGAAGAACTTATATAGAGATGTTTTATTATTCTGACTATACGCTCTTCTAGATAAAAACTGCATTGCGGCATCTGGATATAGACTAGGTATCACTACTGTCTGTTCTCCGTCTGTTTCTTCTACTTCTATCTCTTTACTACTGTTAGGATAGTATTCTTTAAAGATAGTAGTAGCCATTTCGCTTATCTTTTGTTTTGCAAATGATCTTCTTATCTCTCTTGTATCTGAATTAAGCTTATCTCTTGTAGTGAAGTCTAGTGTATATTTCATCATTCTATCATTAATAGAGTTTTCTGGCCCTATGTTGTCTACTGCATACACAATAAAGTCTTTTGTTATTGTATCTCCGTAGAAGTCTGTGTATGTTATCTGAAGTGATTCTTCTCCTCTGATAGGTAAGTCTTCTAATAGATTATCACTCTCTTGAATAGTCATACGACCTGAGATATAGGGTGCATCCATTGACTCAGCAAATGACCAATTAGCCACTACCTTAGTAATGTCTATATAATCTGACATATTCTTTTGGCTTGGTGTCTCTGCACCAGGAAATAAAGGTTTTAATTTTACTGACCTGAGTGTATAGAATCCTGCTTGGGATAGTTTAGTCATTCAATACTCGTTTTAATTGATCTTTAATCGTAGGTAGAAGGGCTTTATTCACTAGGACTATCTGGCGGCGGCTTTCGTTGAGTGCAAATTCGTTATCATATACACGAACTGGGTAGAACTCAGCCTTCTCGGTATCGCTTGAGTTTAGGTATGATGCACGATTAAGTTTAATATCGGGATTGGAATGCGATTGATAGTGTACGATATTCGCACCAATTGTGGCATTCTTAGTCCACTCTAATACTGCATCACCTGTTGTACCTGCTTGATCAGCATAGTGAACCTTTATATATTCATCAAGATCCCTTTCTTCCTTAGGCCATGAGCTATATGGATCGATAATATTATTAGCAAGAAGCACTAACCAGGCATATTGCACATCGTCATAGTAATAAAATGCTACGTCCTCAGGCTTCTCACCCTCTTCAACTGTATAATTCATATAAGCTAGAGCATTATTCTTAACTAAACCCGATAAATTTACCTTACGAGTGATGTCTAGAAGAGTTGTACCATTAAAATCTGTTGTAGGAAATGCTGAGAAATACATATTATACTCCGTTTACCGTAAATGTAACACCTTCAATACCTGTTGGAGCAGTACCCGCAATCTGACCATCAGTAAATCCTTGTGCCTTTAATTCGGCCTTTGATGTAACTCTACTCTTGGTACTACCGTCAGCTATTGTTGTTGTAATACTAACCTCATCGTCTGATCGTGTAACGCTACCTGATGGTGCTACACCAGTTGGGTTTCTTACGATATTAGCATCATAGCCAGGTGTATCGCCATCACCCTGTAAATTAGATGTGACGAGATCGTCTAGCTTCTCGCTGATAACTTCTTCTAATAGATCAGTTGGTTGATTATCGTCGGCAGTGTGAATAAATGCTTCATTAAGTGTCATTGTAATACGTACCGCAGATGGCTTACCACCCTTTTGAATAGCAATACCATTTGGTGTATAATCAATACTCAATTGAGATATCATTGATGTCTTAAATCTAAAGTAATATGACTGATCCACACCCATTAAATAAACATTACACATCGCTGGATACCTTAATATACCACGATCTAATACCTGAACACCAGTTTCTGCATTATCACCTAATGGAGATGTAGTCTTGGGTAGCACCATTCTTTGCAGAGTACGAATAATAGTCTTTAATTGACGAGACTCTTCTTCACTCTCTGGTGATAATAGCCACTCTAGTGAGTGTACTTTAAGATCAACACCCTTAAATACTAATGTAGCAAAAGGATTAATTGCTGTACCACGACCAACACCTATACCATTTGCAATATCAGGAGATATACTTGCTAGACCCGCTGTAGTTAGAAATCCTACACCGTCTGCTAGAGTATTCGCACCCTTAATAAGTGCGTCCTTTGCTCCATCTTCGCCTTTAAATAATCCACCTATAGCATTACCCGCGGCTGTGCCAGTATCTTTTAATTGGGCTGATAATTGTGAAGCAACACTACCAGCATCTTCTGGTCGAGCTGATAATTGGGCCGCTGTAGAGCCTATCAGACCAAGTTCGTCACCCCCAACATTAATTTTAAAGTTGTCTTGAATCTGCTTAGGTAAAGGTAACATTATTTCAGCAAGGCGCTTCTCTTCAGAGCCTTTTGTGCCACCATAGCTATACTCAAAGAAGCGCATTAATGTGCCGTGGGAGCCTAAATTCTTTGGAAAGGTTAAGACACTTGAAGGTCCTTTTTGCTCAACCTTACGTTGTGCCATTGCTTCTAGTGGACTTGTTTTAAGTAATCCTGTCGTCATCTTATTTGACCTGTATATAAATAATAAGTTAGTCTATGGTAGTTATTTATATGTATTGGAGATATTGTGCCGAAGTATTATCAGGGTAGATTTAAACCCGAAAACCCGAAAAAGTATAAGGGAGACCACTCTAATATTATTTATCGTAGTGGATGGGAGCTTAAGCTCATGCGCTATTTAGATAAGCATCCTCACGTCACCCGCTGGAACAGTGAAGAGATAATCATACCATATCGCTCACCTATCGATGGGAAGATGCATAGATATTTCCCAGACTTCTATGTTGAGAAGGTGTTTAATGGTAAGAAAGAAAAGATATTAATTGAAGTAAAACCATGGGCACAAACTCAGGCACCTAAGGTACAGAACACTAAAAAGAATAAGCCGACTAAGCGTTATATAAACGAAGTCAAGACATATGGCACAAACTCAGCTAAATGGATTGCGGCAGAAGAGTATTGCAAAGATAGAGGCTGGAAGTTCTCTATCATAACAGAAAGAGAGTTAGGTATAAAATAGTCGTATAAATACAAGATATACTAGAATAAGGTCAATGATCTTAACATAAACTTAATAGTCAGTAATCTCAAGGACGGCCGCATGATGACTCCATTAGAAGAATTAAAAAAACTTATGCAACAAGCCGACTTGTTGAAAAAGGCGGAGCAAAAACGCAT